AGGCGCGATAGAACGGCGGCTCACCTTTGCGGAGTTGGATAGGCTTCGGACTGCGGAACTTCCGACCCCATCGATGGAGCGCGTCCGCGACTTGTTTCTATTCCAAACCTACACTTGCCTATCCTACACCGACCTTGCTGAGTTTGACTCTTCACGGATAGAGCAGACCGGGTCGGGGCTTATATATCGTGGGAAGCGCGTCAAGACGGGTGCGGACTTCGTCTTCCTCGTCATGCGTCCCGCGATGACTATTCTCAGTAAGTACGGAGGAGAACTGCCTATCATATCCAATGAAAAGTACAACCTTTATCTCAAGGCGCTCGCCAAGTTCGCCGGCATTGAGAAGCCGTTGTCTTCACATTACGCCCGGCACACAGGAGCCACCCTCCTGCTCAACGCGGGAGTAGATATGGAGGTAGTAGCCAAGATACTCGGTCACAAGAGCACCGCGATGACGAGAAGAATCTACGCCAAGTTGTTAGACACGACAGTTGCAGAATCAATGAGTCGCGCCGAGAAGGCAATCACCAAGCCGTGAGCGTATATATATTATATAAAGGTACGCGCGCGCGAAGGAGAAGGAAAACCCGCAATTTTTATGCTTTAGAGCAGAAAAAGCAAAAAAATAACTTGAAAAGTTTGGTATTAAATCAAGAAGGCTTTACCTTTGCACTATCAAAATTAAAAAACAAACAATCTAAGCAATATGACAACCTTAAACGACATCAACGGACTCACAATAGTAGGTTTTAGATTTGGTGAGGCTCCCAAGTCAGGCAGAAGTTGGAACTATATGACTAACACAGCAGAGTGTGGAGTGTCTATGGCTCAGGTTGGCTACGACAAGGAAATTTGCAGTTTCGCAACTTCAGAGGCAAGCAAGAGAAAAAAGTACTATTATATTGGTGAGATTTGTGGTACTGGAGGAGATGACGAAATCTGCCTCAAGAATGTTGTCAGAATCACATATCGTGAATACTGTCAGAAACGCAAGGAAATGATCGAGAAGAGCAACGCCGTAGTCAATTACAGATACGACAGAAAACTCAATCTAATTGAAAGAGGTTTCAACATCGGTAGCACAGCAGACGATATTGAAAACGAGAGAAATAAATATTTGAGATGATTACATTTGCACTATCTAAATAAAAAACAAACAATCTAAGCCCTACGGCAGCACGGTAAAGCCGAAACACATGATGAACGCAGCAGAAATCAAAACCATGGAACAGTTGGCAGACTACATCAACGAGATGAATGCCGAGTATGATTGCAACAATGTGCTGGAAGAAGCAGAAGCCATCGCCAAGAAGAACGGATGGTCATTGGGAATGAAACTACCTTACGTCTGCTATAATGACGAAGAACGTCTGATGTTCGAGGGAAAAGCAGAAGTCTATAAGAAGATGAAGCCTGAAGACGTGACCACGCTTGAACTCTTCGCCGACTACATCAACGAGCGCGAAGAGTGGGAAGACGGAATGTGGGACATTATGGAGCGCAACGGTTGGGAATCTATAGACGATTTTACTGATATATGTCAGTCCAAAACCGAATTGCTGACACAGGACGACTTCGGTCATGCCTACGTTGTAGACCGCGATTGAAAACCTATCAAAAGAATAAGAAACGAAAAATGGAAACTCAAGAAAGAACGAAGTGGGGCGGGTTTCGCCCCGGTGCAGGGCGCAAGCCCACGGGCGCGGAGAAGATAACGTTCTGTGCGACGCCCGAAGCCAAGCGGCTGATTATTGAAGCAGGAGGAAATATGAGCAAGTTCATCTCTGACTGCATCGTGACCGCAGCACCGATTCTGAAGGAATAAGCAAAGGCTGTAAGAATGACAAAGTAATTACACAAGCAAGAAAATGCGAGTGCCGGGGGTTTTCCTCGGCACTCGCTTCGTCGTGGTTGGTTGTTGTTTTTTTGTTTACTCCACTTCGAATAGATAGGCACGGCGCAAGGGGTCTTCGCCCTTCGGCGTCATGGTCATCTCTATCTTGGATGCCACGTAGCGTTTTCCACGAACGAGGAAGAGTTTGCGGGGGTCGGTTGCATTCTTATCAATGTATTCGATGCTGTGTTCCGCTGCCGGGTTGATGACGGGCGATGCTGCAAGCAGCGTACCGATGGAGGTGACGGCGGAAGCGGATGTGACCTCGTTGTCGAATGGTGTAGTACCGGGACGGAGGCGGAAGAACCCGTCCGTGCCGAGGTCGTTGATATAGACGTTCTTGTTCTTTTGCGCGTCATACAGTGGCAGCTTCTCCCACTGCCCCGTTCGGACGTTCTCTCCGTAGGTCATGCCAAGTGCGATGGGTAGTCCGTCCGTCCATCCGTCGTTGTGCGGCTTGATGCCTTCGTAGGTGTTCGCGGGGTTGAAGTAGGCTACTTGGAGGATGTCGGGGGCGTTGTCCGCTCCGTTCTCGGAATCATCATCTTCGTAATAGTACTGTGAAGGGTTCAACTCTCTGTCCACCGAAAACTCCGACCGTTGCAGTCGGAAGTTCTGCGTCGTACTGAGCACGGGCACGCCTTTCTCGGGTTCGACGAGACGTTCGTAGGAGGTTATCTCTCCACCGAATCCCTCGTTTCGGAGGTATCGTTTGTCCAGGAATGAAAGACGTGCTGGCACTATCTTCAGTTCAGTCACCGCTCCGTAGTCCTTCGTGTTCCTGTAGAGTCCACCATACTGACCAATGCGGCAGAGTTTCCACAATTTGTTCTCTGCCTGTCGGTTGCCGATGGTGTAGTATGTTCCCGTTCTCTGTACTTTTATAAGCCAAACCCCATCGTTCAGTTCTTCGGGGATCTCCTCACGGAACCACTTTTGCAAGTGGGCGTACTGTGAGAATACCTTTAGTTTCGTGGGCACGATGGTGCTCGGATTCACTACTTGAAGGTATAGATTCCTCGGAACGGTGCGCAAGATGGCGTATTCGTCGCCCGTGTGCAGGTCTCGGAATATGTATTGGCTCTTCCTCTTCTCCTCGTCCCTCATCTTGTTGAAGAAATAGACAATGGCGGTATAGGTCGGAAACTCCTTCACAATTGCCTTATCATATATCTCGGGGTCTGGGCAAAGCACGGCTGGAATCTCCTCCCCGGCTGAATAAACCACATTGCCTTCATACGTTCCCCGAGGTTCTTCGTCCTCGCTGATGTCCACGCTCACCTCGTCCAGTACGTCCGTCAGTACCTGTGCCTCCGTCTTGGCGGTGTCAAAGATGTCGGCGCGCTTGCGCACCACCACCGCTCCGTTCATTTCGTCCACGTCGAAAACGAGACCGAGGAAGTTTTCAAGTTGTTCGAAGAATTCCATCACGGTCCAATTCGGTAGGACGGAGGCGCGCGCGATGTCGGCTGTCTGTGTGCTTATAATGATGAGCCGCGAGTAGGGAGGCTTGTCAAGTCCGGCGAGGTCGGTGAGGGTATAGCCCACCGCCGCGACCACTCTGCGGATGATGTCGGTGAGATATGGCATCGGCGCGATTAGTGTTTCGTCTTCGACGTAGGTTTTATTATTATCTCGGACGAAGATGAGCGTGTATCCCGGATAGGTCGCTATTACATAGGGGTTCACGACCACGTCGTCATTTTCGAGGTAGAGTGGAAGTAGTACGGTGTCCGTGCGTTCCAAGTCGCCCCACATCATGTCCGTGACTTTGAATCCATATTCTGCAGGGACAGTCACTTGGTTAAAAAATAGGTTCTCCATCTCCTGACGGCTGGTTCCTGGTACCCAACTATCGTCCCCGGACTTGAAGTCTGGAAACGTGTCCCAACAGTTACCAAGTTTGAGGCGGTTGATATAGGTCTCGTCCAAGTCTGCTCCCCTCCCCAGCATAGTCTTCCCGGCGAGGAACTGCACCTTCACCGACTCGTTCGTGGTGTTCGTGACTCTGACCGCTCCAGCCATCTGCGTGTGTCCCGCCGTCAGGAGGGCGGGAAACCTCTTCCCGTCCAACTTCCTGAGGTCGGCTTCCGGTCGGTGGAGGAGTCCAAAGATGGCTCGGTTCTCCGGACAGTGGGCGAGGTCAAGCGTCACGTCAAGCGTATAGTCCCCGCTCGTGCCGAGCATCGGGTTCGTCCTCGTCAGTTTGATGGATGCCGTGTCCGGTAGGACGGCTCTCTGCTTGTTGATGATGAGTTCAACCATATATTCTCAAGTTATGTTTTTCGGATTTCCTTTACTCGTCACCTTTCACGAGTTAAAGAAAACGAGTTTTTTTGACCGGGAATTTAGGAGAGCAGCAAGTAAAAACCAGCCTTCCCATAGTTTTAACCAGCCTTCCCATAGTTTTAACCAGCCTTCCCTTAGTTTTTCTTAGGTGCGCTCCTAGTTTTTCCTAGGTGCGCTCCCGGTTTTACTTAGGTGCGCTCCTAATTTTTCTTAGGTGCGCTCCTAATTTTTCTTAGGTGCGCTCCTAGTTTTTCTTAGGTGCGCTCCTAGTTTAGGCTCATTCCCCGTTCAGTTTCTGCCAGCGGCGCCACTGACGCGCGAAGCCGTCGCGCCCGTCAATGCTGACGGAGGCGTGGATGCCTTCTGCGAGTTGTTGGTTCAGTTGTTCAATGGCTCGGCGCGTTGCCGGGTCGGTGGCTGGAGCGGCAAGAGAAGAGGTGGTGACGGCTGCTGTCTGCTGTGCGGCGGCTGTCGTGAGTATTGGTGCGGCGACTGCCCGGCTCACGTCCTCTGCGGTCAGTGCTGCCACGGTGTTTGAGCGTTGTGCAGAATCAATGAGGTTCAGTACGGGACGGAGTGCGGGGTTCTGTACGGCGAGGTGGTTCGCCACGAATTCTCCCTCGTGCACCACACCCGCTTCACGGCGATAGCGCGTGCCACCGGTATAGCCACCGGAGTAAAATTCACCTTGTGCTGCTTGCTGCTTCTTGATGGTGGCGATTTGTATTGCACCCGCAGCGAGGGCAGCGGCGGCGGCGATTGCACCGAGTACCGGACCCACTGTCGGAATCCACGCAAGTGAACCGTAAGCCATGAGCGCGTTCTGCGCCGTCTGAATGACTGCCGTGGCGAGGGCAATTTTGTTTTGTTTCTTTTGGTATTTATTTTTTATCGCCGCCTCTTCCTTCTTCTTCTTCTCTTCGAGGCGCTTGGCGCGTTTGGAGTTAGAACCCGCAAGGGCAATCTGCCGTTCGTATTTTTTTTCAACCTGTTTCAACTCCAGCTCCTGCTGCGCTGCCCACAGTTGCGACACGCTCTGCATCGCAGCCGTGATGACGCTCAAAGCACTGACCCCGACCTTGGCGAAGTCTGCCCACGTGGCTTTTCCTTCCTTGATTTTTTGGTAGAGGTCGCTGATGTTCTGTGCAAGATTCACCACAGCCGAAGAAAGAGGGTCGGTCGGCATACCGATGTCGTATGCCTCCTTGCGCTTCTGCTTCAGTTCGTCCTGCTGCTGTTTCTCCTTGTCCGCTGCAGACTTATTCTCGGCTTCCTGCTCTTTGCGATACTTCTCATTTATTTCCTTCCGGAACTGTGCTGCCTGTTCTTCGGTGATGACCTTGGCGGCGAGTAGTTCTTCCAGGAGGGCGAGTTCCTGAGCCTTCTTCTCGTCAAGGGTTTTCTTGTTGTAGTCGGACTCCAACTGAGCCACCTTCTGTGCGTAGGCTTGACGGCGCGCAAGTTGGTCTTGTGCGGCAAGTTCTTCCGCTGCGGCTCGTTCCTTGGCGGCGGCTTCGGTGTCCCCGCTTGCCTTGTATTCTTTTACACGTTCGGAGGCGTAGCGGTTGCGAATGAGAGAGATCCGTTCTTGATACTGCTCCTCGGAGATTTCGCCTCGGGCGTATTGCTCCTTCGCGATGAGCGTCTCCTTATCCTCCGCTGCTTTGAGTTCTGCGATGGTGCGGGTGCTCTGTTCGCTGCGCTGTCGGCGAAGTAGGGCATAGTAGTCCCGCTCCGCTTTCACGCGTTCCGCAGTACCTTCGGCGAACGCCTCCACCTTGGCGGCGGCTTCTTCGCGTTCCAGTCTGACGAGTGCTTCTTGGTATCCGAGATAAGATTTGAGTCCGGTGGCATAGGCGAAGTCCTCGGCGAGTCGGCGCTGCTCATATTCCGCTGCCACCTTCTGAGCGGGGGTCGGTCCGGTGTTGGTGTTACCCGTTCCAACGCCTCCTCCACCTGTCGGAGTGGAGACTGTGCCGTTCATCGGAGACGAGGCAAGCGATTTGTCTCCCGTTTTTTCGCGCAGTCGGAGATATTCGCGGCTCAGTTCGTTACTCTTCGCGACCTCCTCGTTTTCTTTTTTCTGTGCCTCGGTGAGAGCGTTCGTCTGTTTCGTTAGTTCCTTCTCCTTCTTCAGGCGGGCGTCGTTGGTTTCCACGATTCCGACGTAGGGCATCATGCGCTTGTCGCTATGCATCGTTGGGTTGTTGTCAAGTTGGTTCTGCACGAGGCGAACGTTGTTCTCTTTGCGCTCTCGGTTGCGGCGGGCGGCACGTTCGCGCTTCTTCTGCTCCACCAATTCCTCATACATAGCCTCCGCGAGTGCCTTGTCTTCAAGGGAAGAAATATAGGCTTGGATGGCAGCCACGTTGTCGCGCTCCAAGCGTCCCTCCGTGGTGAGGTGTCCGAGGTAGGCGGGAATGGTCTTCTGTATTTCTTCCAGTGCTTCGCGCTTCTGACGGAGGGTGGAGGCGTTTGAATGGAGCACTGCGTTCAGTAGTTCAATACGCGTCCGCTCCTTCGCGGCGTTGTCGGCGGCGCGCTGCTGGGCGCGTTGCAGTTCCTCGGCGGCGACCTTGTTATTCCCGAGTGCTTCGGTGTTGGTCTTGACAGCGGCGGTGTCGTCCTCAAAGAGTCCGGTCATTTTTGCGACTGCATAGGAGACTGCCGTCACGGCGAGCGCGATGAGTCCAAAGGGAGACTTGAGCATGGCGGCGCGGAGCAGCACGAATTGCACGCGGGCTGCAGCGAGTCCGCTTGTGAGAAGTGCGCTGACCACATTGAACGCTGCCATTGCCACGGTGACGGACTGCGTCATAACCTTCCAAGCGGCAGAGGCTTGGATATTAGACCAAATAAGCGCGGTCTTCGCGCGCCAGCCTGCTGCCTCGATGGCGTCCCACGCCACCTTTACTTTGGTGAGTGCAATGTTGGCTGCGATGTAGGTGGAGAGAGCCACGATGGCGGCGCCGTATTTGGTAAGGTACGGAATCACGGCGGCGAACGCCCGACTGAGCGTGATCTGTGCTTCGGTCAGTCTGACTTGAATGGGGAGGAGTGCTTCTCCGAGTTCGGCTCGGAGGTCTTCCAAGCGCTTCTGCTGTTTCTCAAGTTGTGCCTGTGCGGTGGCGTTCGCCTTTGCTGCTTCGTTGGTGGCAGACGTTCCGTCGCGGTAGGCTTCGGTGGCTTGCTCCTGTACCTGTCTGACGGCGTCCACGTTCGCTGCCAAGGTCGTGAGCATCTGCGTGACGCCCGCTCCGGAAAGGTTCATCTCCTTGAGCACGGGCGCGATTCTATCCATACCTCCCAACTCGTTAAGGCGGGAAATGAAGAGCAAGAATGCCTCGTTCGCGTCCCGGCTCAGGAGATCGGAGAATTCCTTCACATTGAGTCCGGCAGCGGCAGCCATTTTGTCGGTCTTGGCGAACAGCGCGGTCAGTACGTTCTGCACCGCCGTCGCACCTTTCTCCACATTTACTTTGTTTTGGTCGAGTACCGAGCCGAACGCGAAGAGTTGCGCCTGTGTGAGTCCGGCTTGTTTCCCGACCCCGGCGAGGCGGGAGGTAAACTCCATTAAATAGCCTTCACTCGCTGACGAGGACTGCGCCAACTCGTTTATGACGCTTGCTGTACTGAGCATCGCCTGCTTGAGTCCCATCCTGTCGGCGTCGCCGAACATTTGCGCCAGTTTACCAATCTCCTTCACCGCACCTTCTCCGAGGTCTTCACCGAGAGCCACATTGATTTGGTCGGCTGCAGACACGAAGTCGAGGATGTCCTTCTTGGCGGTGATGCCGAGTCTCCCCGCATCGGCTGCGAGGTCGTTGAGGGCGGCACGGCTGGTGCGCGTGTCCATCGCCTTGAATGCCTCGTTCAGTTCGGCGACGTCTTCGGCAGCAAGACCGGTGTACTTGCTCACGTTGGCGGTGTGCTCAGCAAGTTCTGCGTAGGCACTGACGCTGGCGGTCATTTTGCCGAAGAGAGCGGAGAGGGCGCGTTCAACGGCTTGGATGACCACTGCCACGCCTGCCCACTTCGCACCGAAGTCGGCGATGGAGGAGCCGCTGTCGGTCACTTTGCTCTGCACGTCCTTGACTGCGGAAATTTCTGCTTTTACTGCAGTTATCTTTTCGCGCAGTGCGTGCCACTCTGCACTTCCTCGGGCAGCGTTTGCGAATGCTTTTTCCAATTGTCGGAGCGAACCTTTGAGTTCTTTCAAGGTCGCCTTGTCAAGACGGGAAAGGACGTTCCCCACTTCCTCCGCACTCATGCCTGCCTTTTTCAAGCCGGACTGGCACGAAGATATTTCCTTGTTCAGTTTCTTCAGAGCGGCGATGTCCTTCTTCGTCCACTCTTCGCCGTTGAGGTGGGAGTCTTCGAGTCGCTTCTTGGCGGCGACTGCCTCGTCGAGACGTGCCGTAAGTTGCTTGACGTTCTTGAGTGCGTCATCTCCGTTGAGCCTGAGCAGTACGTTGGTTATGGTTTCCATATATATATAGGTATAGGATTATGCGAGTTGTGAGATGAGTCCGGCGAAGCGTTCTCCGAGAATGCGTCCCCATCGTTCTGCGATGACGCGGGTGGAGATGTACCATGACGGGGAGAACCACCGCTTCTTCTTTCGCGGTTCTCCGAGTCCGTGGGTGGCTCGGTAGGTGCGCCCGAGGAATTTGAGGTCTCCACCGTTTCCTCGGCGGTATCCGTTACCGACCCCGGCGTCCACGTATATTCCATAATATACGAAGCGGAAGCCTATTTCCCCGCCTGAGTCATCCACTCGGAAACGCTCCTTGGCGACAGAAGCGCGTAGGCGTCCCGTGTCGATGGCGTCGAGGAGGTCTATCTTATCTCTCCAAATCTCCACCATCTTGTCTGCCCAAGCAGACGAGAAGCCTTGCAGTTCGTTCGCCATCATTCGCCCTCCCACTCGTTCGGTTCAAAACAAAGGTTGATTGGTTCATCGACGGGCAGCATAAAGAGCAAGCCGGTGCAGCCGTTCAGAAACTGCCCGCCAAGTTCTTGGCTCTTGACTTCGCCCACGCCGAGGTAGGTGATTTCTTCTTGTCGGCGCACGGAGTCGCGGAGCAAGTAGGAATGCACTTGCCGGAAGAGTTCACGGCACGTGTCGAGGGCGGCGGTGTAGGACGCCCGGCTTCGGGTGTCGTAGCGATGGAGCAGAAACACGGTGACGAGTCTCCGTTTGAACCATGCTCCGCCGCGCTGGGCGGTCGCCTCCTCGCACGTGTCGGAGACACAGAAGAACGCCTTGCGGGTGCGGAGTTCGTCGAGGAGACCTTCCAGGTGTGCGATGCCACTGCACGTGCAGAAGCCGAAGTTTTTTTCACGTGCGAGTCGGTTGCGGTCGGAGATGTCTTGAAAAAAATGGATGAAGTCAAACATAGTTCACTTTTTATATTTTTCGGCATATTCGCGTGCCTCCTTTGCTTTGGCGTCCAGTTCGGCGAGGGCAGACCACGTGTCCACGTTGAGCACCGCTTCCTCTTTTGTCACGTCTCCTCCTGTCAGGGCGCGCACCTGTGCGAGCATCGCGCCGAGGAGGTCGCCGTCTGCTTCCCCGACGGCGGGACGGTAGAGGTTGGAGAAGAGGCGGGAGAGGTGGTTTTTCAGACCTGCCCACCACAGCGCAGCGGCGGTGCGGCTGTAGTCGCTGTGCGTCGTGATGCCATCGAAGAGGATGTCGCTCAGGTCGTCAAGTAGGGACAATTTGTCCCCATCGTCTTCTGTCGCGCAGAAACGCTGCCACAAGTTTTCGGTTTGCAAGTACACACCAAACTTCACATTGTGAAACTCGGCGTTGAGTGCTTCGCCTCCGAGTACCTTGTCGGGGCGAATAGGAGCCACCGGTGGCTGTGTCATCCACTCCGAGCCTTCCGAGACGGCGTGGCAAAACTCTGCCGTGTTGATTCGGTAGGAGCAACCACCGCTCACGAGGAAGGTGTCAGCGCCGTGGGCGTGTTGGATGGTGACGCCGGCGAGGCGACAGAACGCGATGAGACGTCCGGCGGTCTCGTTCGGTGCTCCGCTGAGTGCGTCAAGGACGGTCTCAACCTGTGCCGGGGTCAGTTGCTCCCACGCGGTGGGAACGGTGAGGTCTAATTCACGCGAAGAAGAAGGTCGGGTCATTGGCTTGGTTTTCGTAGGGTTTCGTGCGGTTGGCTTCTGCCACACTACTGGCGGCATAGATGGGAAGTTCGTATTCGTGGCGCGTCACGTAGTCAATGATGACGGCAGCGTTCGTGCGGAGTGACCCACGCCATAGGGTCTCCACGCCTTCCATGTGACTGACAACCTCTGCTGTGAGGTATTCGCGGCAGAGTTGGAGGAGAGGCATTTCGGCAGTATTGAGGTCGGTGACGTCAAGTCGGAAGGTGCGGTTTTCAAATATCCACTGCATAGAGCGTAGGTGCTCCACCTGTTCCTCACTGATAAGTTCGGCGAGCCTGTGTTCTGCCTCCACGAGGTGCGGGCGTACCTTGGCATATTCCTCCTCGCCAAAAAAGGAGACGCCCTTGGCATAGATGCCGAAGTCACGGCATTTAGACGCAGTCGGTAGCAGAGGAAGCGAGGCGAGTGCGGCGGGGAGCACGTAGTCCGGGAAACGCGTGAGTAGCACGATGAGTGCTGACACATATCTTGACTTACTCTGACGATAGGACTCTCTCAGGGCAGCGACACGCTCCTTGCTGGCGGGTGCGAGGTTCTGATTGTTCACGACCGCGAAGCCGTTGGGCGTGGCGATGAGGTCAAGCGCGGGGATGGCTTCGTAGGCTGCGGTGTAGCAGACGAACGCTTCCGCGGCGTCCTTCACGTCGTCGAGGTGGGCGCCGGGGGCGAAGCGTTCGTGGAGGTCGGCGGTGGCTGCGTCAAGGTAGGGTCGCACGTTGTTGAACGTCTCTCCGAGCGGGTCGCGGAAGGCGGGACAATAACTCTCGAAAATCTCTTGTGTGATGGTCATGGCTGTGCGGTGTTGGGGTTAATTCTGACGGCGTCGGTGTGCTGGTCAAGCGTGGTGAGCATAATCATAGGAACGGTGGGATGAATACCGTCCCAGCGGTTGTATTCGCAGACGAGTTCCACGGGACGGAGGAGGAGGTCATGGAACGCGCCTTCCAAGGCTTGTTTCATCGTGAAAAGTTCGCGCTTGTCGCTTCCGCTGTTGTTGTTTTGGCTTTTGCCGGGCACAGCCCCGACGAGGTTGGGGTGCGTGTTGTCGGCATAGCAGAGGGTGTTGGCAGCCACGTTGATGTCGTCGGCGTAGTCGCCGCCTTCCTTGCTGCCTTCAATATTGTGGACGCGGATGTCGCGCACCTCGTGCCCGGACGGGTCGATATAGTAGCCAGTTATCCAAGCCTTCCCGGAGTTGTGAACGCCCGCCACGAAGTCGCGGATGTTCTCCTTCTCTTTCTTAATTCTTGCCTTGACCTTGACGGGGTCGGTGATGCGTTCCTCGGCGATTATCTTCTGCCAATAGCCGCGCTCAATCTCTACTTGATACTTGACCGATGAGTGGTTTCGTACCTTGGCGACTTTGGCAGCGGAGATAAGCCGTTTCTCGAAGTACGAGCCACCTCTGAACATGGCGGCAAAGTAGGGTGTCGGGTAGTATTGGCAGCCCACGGTGGGAAAGCGGAGGAGAATGGCGAACTTGCGCTGAGAGGTGCGCTGGCGCGTCACACCGTCCGCACCCGGTTCACGTCCCATTTTCACGGCAAGGTCGCCGAAGGGGTCGGTCTCGGAGAGCAGAGGTATGCGCTCAATGTCGGAAGCGGCGGGTGTTCCGTATTGCCAGTTCGCATAGTACACATACTTGATACGCCCGCGCTTGTCAGCCTTGGAGAGACGGCAGAAGCAGGCGTCCTTGTGGGCGATTCGGTTGATGCGCGAACCGTCACGGGAGAGGATAACGACGCAGACCGAGAAGAAAAAGTACTTCATATCGGTCGTTTGTTCAAGAAAGAACGTGGAGAGTGCGTTGCGTCGGGCGAACCGCAGCGCGTCCGGGTGTTTCGTCTCTTTGCCGTCCGCACCGAGGAGGCGAAGCCCTGCGCCATAGCAGGTTAAAACATTGAAAAACTTGTTTTGCGCGGTGACTTCGTCGCTGCCGATGAGTTCGCGGATACGATAAGGCAGTTGGTTGTCCGTGCCCCAAGGCATATAGAGTTCATTCGGGCGACCGGGCACGGGGCGAGCCTGCATCCGATAGTCATCGAAGACGCCCGTGGTGTCCTCCACGGTAGTCACTGCGGCTTGTACCCCGTCTTTTCCGAGGTCTAAGAAATCGGTGGTGAAGATGTCTTCCATATATAGATAGGTATGGTTAAATACGAGGCTTTGTCTGATTCCTCTCTTTGCAGAAATCGTCAATCTCTTTTTTAAGTTCGGCGCGTCTGCGGAGGAAGTCGGTGTAGGCTTGTCGTCGTTTTTCGGTTTCTTCCCTGTCGGGTATCATTCCGAGGTTCGCGGCGTTGTACTCGTTCATGAGTTTCTGCTCATAGTCTGGTGGAAACGCCTCCTTGATGACGGCGGCTGTGATGCGGTTGGGAGTTAGCGGCATCCACACGGTTACTTCTTCGGCGACCCACACCGTGCGGGTGGCGACGCCTTCTCCGTCCTCGGACGGCTGTTCTTGTACTTCGGAGTGTATGTCCCAGCGGTATAGATAACTTCCGTTACCGACCGCTTCAAGTCGTTGGAGTTCGTGGTCTGAATGTGTTTTCATGTGATTTGTGTTTTGTTGGGGGGGGGGATGGATGTGGGTGTGGGAAGAATGTGGTGGAGTGATGGGTGGAGAGAGGAGGGAGGTGTTTATTCGGCTGGGAGGAAGCAGAGGCGAGTGCCGGTGTGACTCTCACGAGATATTTTGTAGTAATACGAGCTAAAATAGGCGAGACCTGCAGAGGGACCGTAAACCGCATGACCGCCGCAAATCACTAAACGCAACGTTTCTGTTTTTGTAATGTTCGTCCAGTGATGGTCGCAGAAGAACTGAGTAGAAACGCCGCCGACAAGATACGGAATAATTTCACCCTCTTCTCCGAATATGATTTCTTTAACAAAGCCATCTGTACGTGCTTCATTGCCAACGTGCTTGTAGCCGTTGTAATTGCTATCATTGAACTTAGACGGGTATTCACACACAAAGACCTTGGAGAGGTTGTCGCCTCCGTTTGCTTCTGTCGGGCTGATGCGCACGTTTATACCGTCAGTCAATTTAAAAATATGTCCGAATGGGTTCTCAATGCCTCGGTAACGAGGAACGTATGAGGTTTTCAGTTCCGTACCGTCTTCGTTATATGCAGTATAAGCCACTTCGCCTGTGCCGTTCCCGATTGAGTCTGTGTGACCGCAACGTACAAAAGGATTATAATTATTAAATGTATTCCATTCTGAAACATTAAGATTAGTCACCCCTTCCCCAAGACCGCCTTGCATAAACCCCTCCGATGTGAGTTCCGATGTAAATGGTAACTGTGAGTTTCTGTTAGCATATTCCACCACATACAGCCAATATATTGCCTTGTGAACGTGGTAGGTGTAGATATTCCACTCGGCGGTGGCGGCGTTGTTTCTGTTCCTTGCGTAGGTGCGGAAGTCCGGACGGTTGATAGCCGTCACGGGTCTCCCGAGCAGAGAACGATACGTCCCGTCCCACGCGGCGTTGTTATTTCCTCCACGGAAATCGGGGTCGGTATTAACCACGGAACAGAGTTTTTTTGTGCTTCGCTGAAGTGATGCCTCGTAAGCGGAGGGATACATTTTCGGGATGGGAAGGAAACCGGGAAGCGGATATTCGGACATCTTGACGCGGCGTTTCGTTCCTTCGGTCTCGCAGCGCCGATAGTGCATGGGAATCTCCACCATGACTTGTCCCCTACTGCCGTCTCTGACTTCTCCCGTCCAATCCTTCGGGTTGAGGTATTTGACCACCTTACCGTTGTCGTCCAACAAGCAACCTCGCATTCGGCTCTGAATCGGCAGCGTGCGGTGCAAGTCCATGTTACCGATTCGTGTCACGGCGGGAGAGGAGACCTCGGTGTCCCATTCAATGCCGTACCATTGGTTCTCTAATTTCCAAATTCTGTCTTCATGGTCTTGAATCTTCGCTTGCAGTTCTGCGTCTGCGGATGTTCTCGCTTCGGTCTCTGCATTGATTGATTCGGTGTTGGCATCCACCTTCTCCTTCAGTTGATTCAGATACGCTGCAGTGTTCTCTCGCGTTTCTGAAATCTTCGCTTGCAGTTCTGCGTCTGCGGCGGTGCGGGCGGCGCGTTCGTTGCTCACTGCCTCGGCAAGTGCTCTATCCTGTGCGGCGCGTTCCTGTCTTTCTTCGTGGATTTGCGAGAGGGAGGCGTCTGCCTTGGAGAGTCCCTCGTCCGCAATGGTTCGGAGTTCTGCATCTGCGGCGGTTCGTTCCGTCTTCTCCTTGAATATTTGCTCCAATGCGGCGTCAGCCTTGTCAAGTCCCTCGTCCGCAATGGTTCGGATGTCGGAAGTGCTCTCCTTCCACGGTGTCGCCGTCACGTCCGTCACACTCCCGTTCGCCATACCGACGGTGACGGTGCGGTGGTATTCGTGGAAGGCTTCGGTGAGGGCGGAGGAGATGACGCCGTTCTTGAGTCCGAAGTTCGTGCGGACGACCTGAACGAAGACTCCGTTCGTGGAGCCTGTGTTCCAAGCCTTCACGTACGTCCACATCTCAATGGGCACGCCCTCGATGTGTGCTCTCATGTGACCGATGTAGGGGAAGGAGTCGTGGTAGTCCGAGTGTCGGAGCGTGTTAAGCAGATAGTCTTGCATGACGCGGATGGCGTGCTTGGTGACTGTGCCGTTCTCGTCCTTCTCGGAGGCAAAGTTCTTGAGGTATCGGAAGGGGTCGGTGTAGGCAGAGGAGGAGGTGCTCTTACCAATGATTCGCTTGAGAAGTTCGGCGTCGGCTGATTGTCTTGATGCGGTCTCGCTGCGGTCCGCTGCTTGCAGTGCCTTGAGAAGTTCGGATGTCAAGACCCCAGCCGAGGAGGTGCTCGCAGCGGGAAGAGTCACGCTGCGCGTGGAGACCGTGCCGTCCTCGTTCTTGAGGTGGAGCACGAGGCGGACGTTCGCGCCGTCTGCCTCCACCGTCACGTCACTGACCGGGGCGAATGCGGAGAGGTAGTTCGCCAATTCAACGAGCACACCCCCCACTCTTTCGGCGGTGTTGGCTTTTTCGTTGGTTTCGTCGCGCACCACGGCGGCGTCGGAAAGTATGTCAATGAGTTTTTTTGCCATATATATAATGTATCAAATTTCGGTGACGAGGTAGAGGGGGTTGCCGCTGACGAGCGACACGGTTAGTGTCATTCCGCTTACTTCTGCAGCGGAGGAGGGCGCGTTGAGTTCGGTGAGCACGGTTGGCTGGGTGTCTCCGCTGCTGCCGAGGAGGTATTTCGCACCGCTGACGGAGTGGAGGAGGAAGGCGTAGTCCGTGGAGGGACTGAGCGGTGATTCGTCCCCGCATAGGGTGGCTTTGAGTTCCACGGTGTGCTTGATGCCGTGGTCTTCCAGGCTCAGCGTGTCCTTGACGCTACTGAGTTTGACCGTGGGAAGGTCGCGCCACGGTACGGTGTCAAGGTAGGCACGGCGAGCGCTGAACGCGGAGGTGGCGAGGTGGTGGGACGGGGCATATTGCACCTTATTGATATATAGCAGCATCTTCTGACGGGTGTAGGGGTTGTTCTTGTTTTTTGTCGGTGACTTCCTCGGCGTGAACCTCCAACGCTTCGCGCTTCAGTTTGCGGATGAGTGCGGCGGCGCGTTCCTTGACGTTGGGGATGCGGGCGAACCCGGCATCTTCGGGGTTCATCGTGACCTCAAATTTCGGCGGGGTGATCATGGAATAGTCGGGGAGGTCGGCGTCTTCGCGGTCGAGTTTCGTGAATTTACCGAGGGCGTTGAGCACGGCGGAGAAGGCTTTGGGGTCTCCCTTTCGGCGCGCCATCTCAAAGCCTTCTTCGCAGCGTTGCAAGAAGAGGTACTGGCACCACTTGCGGCTGACCTGCCCGAGGTCGCCGAGGCATATCTTGACGAGAGCGAGGTCTTCGTAGGCTTTTGATTGCCCTATCCCGCTGAGTTCGCGGATGTGCTGCACGATGGCTTTGTCGGTCGTGGCGGGGTGGCGAAGCCAATAGTTATAGGCGTCTCTTATTCTCAGGATGCGCTCCACCATCGCCGGGGTCAGTCCGTCTTTTTCCATCTCTTCTTCTGACGAGAAGAGGTGCTTTTCGGTTCGTTCAACGGTCTCGGGTCTTATCATATCTTAAGAGTTAATCTTAATAGTTCGGGTGTAATCTTAACAGTTAGGATTCCGCGAAGCGGCGCACGAGTTCCTGTGCGGCTTGCAGGGTATCTGCTTTTGCGTCGGGGTCTGCTGCAGCCATTAACGTACGTCGTCGCAGCACCCGTTCCACCTTAATTCTCCCGCGATTAAATGCCACGTATGCCGGAGAGCCTGGAGCCTCAATGGCTTCGCGGAGGTCGGGTTCGGGAACGCCCAGGAAGATGGCGATGTCCGGAACGGGCATCAACTCTTCTGCGAGGGATTCGAGGGTGGAGAGGTCTATTTCCATTGTGGTGTTCGGTTAAAATAAAAACGCGGGAATCTCCCGACTCCCGCGCCCCTAAAAAATCTAATACTATGAGAATGGATTTGGGTAGTAGATAACACGCTAACTTCATGCGGCGGCGGGTCGCCGTGTGGAGTCAGTGTTCCTCCGTCACCACGCACCGAGTTCTTTGAGTGCCTCGACGGTGTCCGGTCGGAAGGTCTGATTGGCGGAGCGCAAAACGCTCACTGCGTTCTTGACGGGGATGAGCAGCGCTGCGCGTTTCGCTTCGTCGGTTTCCGAAGCAAGTTTCTTTCTGCCGTAACTGATTGCTTTTCGTGCTGCGATGATTTCGCGCACTCCCGCCTCGGTGGGTTCGGGTTCTGCCTCGGGTTCTTCGTCCTCCGGCGTCCAGTGGTCGTATTTCTCCCAGTCGGTGCGATAGGCGTCGTCGAGTTGAACGAGTTGGTGCACGAGTTCATGGCGGTCGCACGGCTGCGCGTCTCGCATAGTTTTGAGCGTCTCAAAAATGCGGTGCATCTGACGCCAGCGCGTCCCGTTGCGCTCATAGAGTGCCTTCACCTTGTCGGGGAGGCTGTCATGGTCGGCACGGCGTCCGCGATACTCTTCCCCGTTGGCGAGTTCCTTCTTCAGCCGTGGCATCACCTGTTTCTCCACCTTGGCGACTTCGGCGCGCGTCAGACCGTGAAGGCGAATGTTCAGGTGCTTCTGAAGTTCGTATTCCAACTTCTCCGCGAGTCGGTTGCGAAGAATCTGTTGGTACATGATTCGGTTGGCGTTGAGCCGCAGCAGAAGGAGCGCACCGTCTTCGAGGGAGCGTTGCTTGGGAGAGGCGTTGAGCCAGTCGCTGATTTGTGAGGTGAGGATGGGGTCGGGAGTCATGGTGTTTTCTTATTTATATATATGGAGTGAGGACGAGTCAGGGTGCTGCGCCCTCACTCCGTTGGGCAGTTCAACCCTTGGGGTTGATGGTTCCTTCGTCGGTGACGATTTCTCCGGTATAGTATGGTGCGGGGCAGACGTCAGTCACCTCGATTTCAATGGTCGTTCCGAAGTCGCCAGAAACGCCTTCACCGCTGTCCTGTTTGGGTTTCGTATCCGTTCTAAAGGATTCGTTACCGAGGACGCGGAACTTACCGTTTCTTGTCTGTACGAGATACACGAAGTCGTCGGCGTTGGCTTGACGTGCGAAGCCGGTGGCTTCCTCGTTGGTCTCGGGATGCACGAGGGAAATCTTGTTCACAAAGGTGCGGGCGGGGAAGTCGCCTTGGCTTTCGCTCTCGATTTTTCCCTTGTTGTCCACGAGGTCGATGTACTTCCACTTCTTCTCGGCTGCGATTTCAAAAGAGCCGGTGTAGGTGGCGAGGGAAGCCATGTTTTCGGTGGCGGTTTCCGGCAGCGTCGGGAATTTTACGATGTCGGATTTGGGGATATAATAGACGCGGGTTCGGATGCCGGGGAGGAGGGGTTTGCCCTTACAGAATCCGAGGCTGCTGTAGAGCGCAGCATTGGAACATTCAGTTGCCATATTTTTTAGTGTTTTATGTTTTACGTGATTTGCAGTTTCAATGAGCCCGCCGGGGCAGTGGGTCACCGTCCCGAGCGGGTGGAGGAGTCAGCGTCAGGCGGTCAGTTTACCGACCATCAATCGTTCGGGACTGATGCTCTCGAATTGTACGCCGAAGTACATCGTAGCAACGAAGGAGAGCAAGAATTCGTGGTGCTTTTCGATGGCGATCTTCTCGTCTGCCATACCGTCACCGTAGCCGTAGAGCATATTGCCTTGCGGCGCGATGTGGATGAACTTTGAACCCTTCTTGCTGGCGAGGGGCACGAGTTCGCAGAGACCGTCAGAACCTTCGAGGAAGGTCTTTTTGTACTGGGTGTTGTAGGGGACAGCGCCAAAGTGTGCGAGGTAGTCGTCGCAGTAGGCGCGATAGACGTCGCCGGGCAAGTACATTTTGACAGCCTGCTCTTTCAACTCGTCAGAGGCGGAGTTGTAGAGGTTGGTGAGCACGTCATAGGCGTTGGTCTTGGTGATGGCTTCGCCAATCTCCACGAGGTTGCCCTTCGCGGTGGCGATGTTGGTGGCAGTGATTTCAGCGTCCGTGATGGTGTCAAAGCCGTTGAAGAGGGCGGCGGTGGTGTCTCCGCTTTCGTTGCGCTTCGCTGACCAAATGGACTTGTTCAACGCGCCACCGAGTTTGGCGGCGAGGAAGTAGAGCACTTGCTGGGCGATGTCCACGGAGGCGAGTGCTTCGCCCTGGGTGACGAGTGAACCATAGACGGTCTTGGCTGCGGAGTTGGGGTCGAAACGCTTGATGACTGAGCCGAGGAAGGTCTCGAGCGTGCGGGACTTCACTGCCACGTCTTTGTCGTCCACGCGGGTGGCGTTGTAGGGTCCGAGTTCGATGTCGCCACTGAGTTCGCCCACCACTTCGCGTCCGGCGACGCCGGGACGGGCACTCATGTGTTGGAGGGTTGCCTGTGCCGCGATGACGGGCATGGTGAGCAGTTCTTTACGGTAGGTGACGGCGGACTTAGCGAGTTCCGCGTCGTTGATTTTGAGTTCGTTTGGCATATTGCTGTAAATTGATTTGGGTTTCGTGTTTGTGTGATGGTCAGAGAATACCTCTGAGACGTTCGTAGGCTTCGCGCACGTTTCCGAGGGTGGTGTCGGCGGTGGCTTCGGAGGCTTCCCCGGCGTTCGCGGTGGTGTCGTCGCCGTCCTGAACGGCGAGGGCGTCAAGTTGCGCCTTCAATTCGGCGTTATCTTTCTCCAGCGCAGCGATGCGCTCTTCAGCGGCGGTGTCTTCAACCGTCTGCTGGGTGGTCTGAGTGTCTTCTTTCATATTGTCTTGGGGTGTTTGGTTGGTTTCTTCTTTCTTCTTCTTGCTGCCGAAGGTCTTACTGAAGAGGCTGTGGAGCATTTCGGAGACTCCGAGATTGAAGGTGTCCTTTGCCTCTTCTTCTTCGGCTTCGTCTGCGGAGGCTGCGTCGTCCTCTTCTGCGTCTTCCTCGCTGACGTCTGCCTTGGGGATGTCGGGGAGACCGAGGGCGGAGATATTGGCGAGGGCTTGTGCAATTTGACTGTCTGCGCTGACAATGGTCTGCACTTCGTCAGCAAGTCCGAGTCTCAGCACTTCGTCGCAGGAGAGCCAGCGGGCTTCCTTCATGATGGCGACCATCTCTTCCTCGGTTTTCCCGCTGCGTGCGGCATAGAGGTTCGCAGCGACTCTGTCGATGGTGACGAGGTCTTCGGCGTTCTTGGCGAGGCGGGCAATGGCTTCGCGGAGTTCGTCTTCGTTCATCTGCCCATACTCGTCAATGTAGTAGGAGCACTTGTGGGCGAGGTAGAGGCACGAGGGGTCAAGGACGATGCGCTTTGCTCCGAGGGTGAGCAGTGTGGCAGCGGAGGCGACAAAGGAAACGAGGTAGCAAGTGACGTCTCCGTGCTCGCGGAACGCTTGTTGGATTCTGAAGGCGTCGGCGACGTTACCGCCGAACGAGGAAACATAAACCCGCACGGGGCGTCCCTTCAGTTCGCGGAGGCGTTCGAGGACATAGTTGGCAGAACTTGCACCCCAGCCTATTTGCTGGTCGATTGTAATGTCGTAGTTCATTTTTTCTTATTTTTATCTGTGAGGCAAAGGTGTATTTTCGTTCCAAAAAAGCAAAAGACACTTTTTCGCGGTTTTTGGTGTTCCGTATGTCACCAATATACCTCCATTCCGTCCACTTCGTGCACGAGGCAGTCGCGGATGGCTCGGAGCGCACCGCTTCGCGTGAAGAGGTAGCGGCGCACACCTCCTCGGATGTGGCGCCCGACACATTTGACGTCCTCTCCGACAATCTCCGTACCGTTTTTCTTCCAGGCGCGAAGCGAATGTTTCCCTCCGTCTTCGAGGAGACGGAAGGCGTCGAGGCGGTGGATGGCGGGGAGGTTCTGCATGATTTAGTTGAAGGAGTCATCGAACTGGTCGGCGAACGTACGGCTTGCCTTGGAGGACGGGTGACGGCGGGGGTTGAGATAGGATGTTCTGTAGGTGACGCTTGCCACGAGGGCGTCCTTTCCGCTCTCGCTGTTCTTGACTTCGTGGTCGGTGATGAGCACACCGGTACTCTTGTCTCCGGTCAGCACACAAGTGACGGTCGGTGATTCGGCGACGAGGAGGTCTTCGAGGATGGGCAGTTCCCCGCGAAGCATATAGCCGCTATAGACCTGAGTACTCTTGGTCTGCGTGCGCTTGTAGTTGCGGAGGTATGAGGTATAGAACGCACCGCTCTCTCGCTCCACCTTGGTCTCGTCAGTCCGGTCGCCGAAGAAATGGAGAGTCTCGTCGAGGCGGAATGCGTTTTGGAAGGTGAAGGAGGTTGGAGCGAACGCACCGTCCTGCACCACGATGTAGGAGAACTTCGCCACGCCAGCCGTCACGGTGTAGGAGAGCAGCCGCTTCGTCTCTCCCGTCTTGGGGCAGGTGACTATCGCCGGACTGACGGTGTATTGATAGCAGTCATTACCGTCACCGTATCCTATGACCGTCTGCGTCCCGGTCACGAGTTCGCCGTCCACGAGCCACTTGCTTGTGAGGGTGGCGTTCCCGCTCTTCTGTTTGTAGAGATATTCGGTGGCGGTGGCGTAGGTGCGCTTTTCGTGTCCGCACGTCAGGAAGCGGTTGCCGTTCATAACGGCAGCAGCGTCCTCGGCATCCATCTCCACGTCGCAAGCGTAAACGTCAAAGATGACTTGCTCTTTCGCCTTGGTCTCGAGGTCCACAATCTGCATCTGAATTTGCGTAGAGCGGTAGTAGGTGATGAAACTGCGGACGAGAGCACGGAATCCGCGCAAATAGACCTCGTTCTCTCTCTCGGGATAGAGCGTGAACGTTTCGGAGTTGATTGAGACGGTGCAGCCTTTGTTCCCATCTATCATGATTTCAAGTACTTCCGGCACTTGACAAGCGAGCATAATCTGCGGCAGCGAATCTATTTCCATGGTCTATTTCTTGGTGAAGTAGAGGTTGATGATGATGATAACGCTAATCGTGATTAGCGCAATACCGATGAGGACTCGCAGCGTCCGGCTGGGGAGATTTTGAGTATTCTTTACCGTTGCTTGTGTCTCGCTGACGGTGGCTGCGCTATCGGTGCGCCATCGCCACACGGTGTCTGTCCTGACGAGGGTCTTCCACTCGGTTTTCCACCTTGTGGTCTCTATTCGTACGGTGTCGCCGACCGTCTTCTCGGAGGAGAAAACGGAGTCGCGCAACACGAGGGTGTCGCGTTGATGGGAGACAAGCCTCACGGTGTCGCGCACGATTTTCACGCGCTCCGTACTGTCCGAAGCGGACGAAACCACGGTCTGCGTTCCGCGACACGAGACGAGGAGGAGGAGAAGAAGGGGAAGGTGTTTCATGTGTCTGTGTTTTTATTCGGTTCGGAAGCCTAAGTCCTTCGCTTGCCAACGCGGCACGAAGAGTTTTTCGGTGGTGCGGAGAGAGTTGGATGTGGGACTCATACTGCAGCGTTTATTCCAATCGGCGACCTCCACGAAGTCTTCGGGCATGGCGTATTCACTGACAAAGACGGGGACGGTCTGACGCAGTGCCCATTCATAGAAGCGGTCGTGGTTGAAGCCTTTTGACTTTCTATAATCACCCTTGTCTCGGTAGGGAGGGTCGCAGTAAACCACGCTTTCGCTCGGAATCTCTACCTCCGCGAAGTCCACGCTTCCAATGGTCAGACACCGCTTCTCTTCTTCAGAGAACGCGGCGAGGCTGTTGAGCCGGTTGAGTCTTTCGAGATTTTGAAGGTCTATTCTTTTACCATTCTCCCTCGACAAGTGTTTTGCTTTGAGGTATCGTTCTCGTAGGTCGGGAATGGTCAGCACGGGTGTGAGGTCTATCCCGGTCAATGTGAGAAACGGTTTATGGTCTCCTAAGGTGATGGCGAAGTGGAGCGCGCGTTTCAAATCTTCGTTCGCTGGAGAATAGGCATAATTTCTCAGATTCCCACCGAACGAGAAGCAAATAGCAGCGTAGGCGTCTGTTTCTCTCACGCGGTTGAACTCTTCGTGCGAGACCCACCGACGTTCCCCGATGAACTCGCCGTTGATGGCTCTGCGGAACGCTCCGACAATCATCTCGTTGATGTCGTTGGCGTGAACGTGCTGCCACTTCCCGCTCTTCATCGCGCAGTGAGTGACGGCACAGCCTCCCGCGAAGACGTCAATGAGGTGGGACGCGGAAGGAAGCAAGGCGACGATGCGCTCAGCGAGTGCATTCTTTGAACCCATATAGCAGATGCCATAACTTTTCGGTGTTGCCATAGCCTCCTAATATTTCTCCTTTGCCACGTCAAAACACGGACACGCCTTCGCGCTGTTATAGTCGTGATGTCCGACCACTTTGAGGTTCTGACCGAACTGCTTGCGGAGGTCGGCGATGAGTGTGCGGAGTGCTTTCTTCTGCGCCTCGGTGCGGGTGTCATAATAAGTGACGGGCGACACACCGCGAGCGGAGCGACCGCCGATATAGCAGACGCCAATACTGTTCACATTGTGTCCGGCACAGTGTGCTCCGGCGAGCGACAAATCGCGCCCCTTCTCTATCGTGCCGTCCAAGCGGACGACGTAGTGGTAGCCGATGCAAGCCCAACCGCGTTCCTTGTGCCAGCGGTCGATGTCGGCAGCACTGAAGTCCTCACCCGCCGGGGTGTCGGAGCAGTGGATGATGATTTCTTTAATCTTTCGCATCGCTCTCTTTCTTTAAGTCTTTGCGGAACTGAGACAGACGTTCATTGACGTAAACGGACACGCCGAAAACGCTTCCGGCGTAAATCATGGTTTGGGCTGCATACCACAGCACCGAGTCGGAGATGACGCCCACGGGGGGCACGAGGAATCCGGCGACAGTGAGACCCACACCGGACACGAGCATTCCGACGGCTGAACCGTACTGAATCCAACTTTTCTGTTCTTTAGTCATAACGTTTGAAAATAAAAAAAGCAGGGGTAACCCGTACCCCCGCCCAACCTTAAATTAACAATCAATCTATAAACACATGAGAGAGATTTCGGACTAAGAATCGCGCCGCAGTACCTTGGCAGCACCGCAGCGCGCCGGGGCTCTTGAATCCAACGCGAAGAAGCGAAAAACATGGAAAAAGCAAAAAGACACTTTTTCTGCCGTTCCTATTTTCCTAATTTTTGCGGCGAAAGAAAATAGAACACAAGGCTTTAAGCGGTTCAATGCAAATAAGCGCGCTCTACCGTGCTTATTTTTCGCGGTCTTCGTCCGCCTCGCGGCGGTGCAGTTCTGCAAGCAGCACCTCTGTCGGAATCTCCGTCAGACGGTAGCGGGCAGCGGGGTTTGTCCTGAGATAGCGTTCCCGTCTGCATTCCTTGCACGTGCTCTGAAGATGGTCATAGCGTCGGCGGTTACTACCGAAAGCAGAGGTCGGCAGCGTCCGTCCGCAGCCTGGGCAAAACTTATAAAGCAGGTCAGTGGTGGTGGTGTCTTTCATGGTCTTTCTGTTTGTTGTTGTCTCTTTGACTCTTTGTCTCTTTGTCTCTTTGACTCTTCAAACCCCTGTGTGGCAAGTGTGAACTTGCCATTTCTTCGCGGACTCTTTGACTCTTTGACTCTTTGTCTCTTTGACTCTTTGACTCTTTGTCTCTTTGACTCTTTGTCTCTTTGACTCTTTGTCTCTTTGTCTCTTTGAACCCCTGTGTCTCAGGCGTGAGCCTGAGAAAATTTCCCTTCTTGAAAATGAAATTTCCCTTCTTCAAATTTGAATTTCCCTTCCTCAAATTTTTCTTTCCCTTCTTCAAATTTTGGGGAGGTCGGAGGGAAAAAGAAAGGGGGCGCTCAGCGGAAGCACCCCCAATCCATGCACAGCGATTCGCAGCGTCACTCGGTGACGGTCTCGTCCGTCACGACCGTGGCGACCTTGCGGAAGGCTACCTTCTTCGCGCCTCCGAGGGAGAGGGCGGAGCGCATAGCCACGGAAGGAGTGAAGCGAACGCGAATGCTCTTGATGCTGTTGGCATCCACGTCCTCGGCATTGACGGAGAACTTGGAGGACAGAACCGGACGGAACGAACCGAGGTCGCCAAGGCGAACGCTCTTGCCGTCCATGATGGATTCCAACACTTCCGCTTGCAAGGCATCCAAGCAAGCCTTGATGTCTGCGCTGTTCACGGTGCATCTCGCTTGAATGCGCTCCACAATGCGGTTGAGACTGACGGGAGAAACGGCGGTGATGGAAGCACTGAAACCGTTTACCTTTGTGGAGGGGTTGCGGGTGGGACGGGCATAAAAAAGAATCATAGGGCAATAAAAATTTGAAGTGGAACAATAAAAAAACAACGATGCAAAGGTAGGGGCAGACCCCGCCGTTTTCAAATTTCACTTAGGACTCAAATTTTTGTGATTCACGCCCTTATATTGTTTCCGCATCCCGAAAATTGCAACTATTTTATTATCGCCACGTTCCCCTCTCCGAGAATGCTCTAAAAACACATGAAAACGAAAGGCGACCCCCCAGCGCCCTGCGCTCGGAAAGTAATTACACGCCCGCCGCCGGGCGGTATATGCGGGAACCACACGATCAGAAGTCGGACGTCACGGCATAGACCGCAACGGTCTGCGGGAAGTTCTCGCAGCCGATATAGAGGGTGTCGAAGGCGTCAGAGAAGTCAGTCCGGTGCTCCAAGAGGTTCTCCTCGGTCTCGGGTCGCTTCTCTCCGCTCTTGTCCTTTTTCCCTCCGACCATCCCGGCGGTCTCCATACTTACCAAGAGGTTCTCGCAGTTGGCGCGATTGAAGTGGGGTTGCAGGCGCGTCCGTCCCTCAAAGGCTCGGTTGATGAGTAGGTGCTTCTCCAAGTGGTTCATGGGGTTACCAATGTAGATGGGCACGACCGTCCATCCGTTCAGTTCCAGTTGATGCACAATCACCCATCGGAAGTCCTCGGAATTCACGGCATAGTTGCTCCCTAACGCGGTGGCGTCAAAGTAGAAAACCACCGTCTTGTCACGGCGGTGGGAATAGTAAGCGGCGAAGTCGTCAATGAGTCCGGGGAGTTTTCGTTCGTACTTCACATAAAACTCCTTCACGACGTTGAGCCTCCGTTCGTCCTCGTCCGGCTGACCGACCACGAGGAGGTTGATGTTCCCGTTGTAGTCGAACGCGATGCAGAGCGGCACGTCCTCCCGAACGTCTGCGTCCATCCGTCCATCCACTTGACCGAGTCGTTCGGTGTCGTAGCCAAGCGAGTCGATATAGTGTTCGTCCGTTGCATCATAATAGAGGTCGGGTGTCATGGAGGAATAAAAGCCGTCCCTCAGCGCACCGTCCGGGCGCTCGCAAAGTATGCTTGTGAGAAACTGAGCGGGCGGTAGGTCGCGCCGCATTTGCCGAAACCATTCTTCTCCAAGTACCTCCATATTGACCATAGATGGATACTTGCCGAAAAACGTACCGACACGCCGTATCTCGTCAAGATCGGCAGCAAGGCGGGAGGCAGCAGCCATCGCCACGGGGTTCTTCCGTCCCTTGGCGCGGAGGTGGGCAATCTCTGCCATGATGCCGCGCATAGTCTCCAGCACGGACGGGTCGCAGTCGCGCTCATAGTTCAAAAACCAGGAACCACGGGAAGTCACGGGCATGTCGCTGGTGATGAGCATCCCGTGATGGAAGGGGCACTCGCCGAACTCCCGCACCTGTCCGCGATTCGCGGGGAAGGTCTCGTCCTTGAGTTGGGCGAAGTCGATATACTTTGCCTCGTCAATGTCGATAAAGTCAAAGGACTTGGAGTTGGAAGTTCCCCTCCGTTCTTGGCTGATAATTTGACCTATCGCACCATTAAAGAATGAAATGATGTTGTCCCAGTTGTCGGGGACAAAGATGGGTTGCGCCCATCCGAGTTTCTTCGGCGGGCGCCGACCGACACACCAATGGATGTCGCGCTTATACCCCCAGGCTTCCCAATGGAAGAACATGGATGGTAGGGTATTGGTCAGACCTCGCTTGGTATTCGGCACTACAAAGGCGGTGGTGCTCCGTGGCATCCGAAGGAACGTATCTACCATCACGGCGGCGTGAAGTAGTCCCTTGCCCGTACCACGTCCGGCACAGACGACCGTCTTATTCATTCGCAGCAGGAGGGCTTCCCGTTGCATCTGATTCATGTATATATTCTTCTTTCCGTTCATTTTTTCAGTAATAAATCAAGTTGTGCGGTTTTTGTCGTTATCGTGACAGTGTTTTAAAGGAATTTAAGGAAAATAAGTGGCAAAATTTATAGGTTGATTCCGATTTTCTGATATTGCTTCCGCATCCTATACAACTTCTGCCGGACGCCTTCCCGGTTCTCCACACTGATTCCGTTCTCCCGGCACCACTGCTCAACCGCCTCATTCAACGAATCGCGGGAGAGAAGGAAACGCGAACACGCCGACCACAACGCCATTCGGAAGAGACCGTTTAGGGCGTCGAGCAGCACGCGCCGTCCGTAGGTGGAGAGGTGGGCATAGTATTCCGGACGCCTCGTCCGGTTGTCGGGGATGACGATATCGACGGGCACGAGCAGACGATTGCCGCATTCCTCCGTCTCCCGAACCGGACGTCGTGGGGTAGGGGAGAGGGATCGAATCAACACCTCGTGCTCATACGAACGATTGGGAAACCGGACAGGATTCCCGAAGTGATGGTGCAGCCACTGGGCAAGGTAGCGGTCAAGAAGTATGCGGCAGGTGATGTCTTTCATGTGCTGGTCAGTTGTGTTTATGTGTTTGTCAGTTGTCTGTCTGCGTTTCTCGGTTGCTTTTACGCCCGCTAAGTTAATGAAATTAAGTGGTTTTGTCCTCATCCAGACCCACTTATTCCGAACTTTCGCGGGGTCAAAACCCCACTTTTTCCTTTTTTCCCAGAGTGGGAATGTTACTCACTACACTCACTACATTTACAACTCCGCTGAAAATCAAGCACTTGACTCACTACATTCTCACAACATTTACCCTACGCGCTCACAACATTCACAACATTCGCCCAAGAGACAAGAAAATGTTGTGAGTTGTTGTGAGTTGTAGTGGCGTTTTTACGAAAAATTACCCCCCTATTAAATTGCTCATTCACAGTGCCTTTTGCGGAAAATGTTGTGAGTGTAGTGAGTGTAGTGAGTCAAAATCTCATTTTACGAAAAAACCGCTATAGAATTACATGATTCCCGATTCCCTTTTTTCTCCTCATCAAAGTCCCGTTTTCTTCCTTCTCCAAGTTCTTGTTTCTCCCTTCTCAAAGTCCTTGTTTCTACCTCCTCAAAGTCCTGGTTTCGTCCTGGTCAGAGTCCCGTTATTTCTCCCTCCTCAAAGCCACGTTCCCGTCCTCTTCATTCCTCTCCGTCCTCTCAAAGTCCTCTCCCCATCCTCCCCGATTCCCGTTTTCTTCCTCTCCGCTTCCTCTCCCATCCTCTTCGTCCTCTCCCCTCCTCCTCAAAGCCAAAGAAAACAGCGGAACGACACGAAGCCGTCCCGCCGTTCTTTGTTGTGGTGGTTGGTTCTAAAATGGAACATTATTCTTCCCCTCCTCCGATGCTCGGAACAGTTCAGACACTGGAGCCACGGCGGTGGCGTAGTCGCCTCCTTCTTCGTCCGATATGGAGACGCCCACACTGGTGTCAAGGCTGACGAAATACTTCTTCTTCAGCACGTCATAGTCCAGCACCATGGCTCGGGTGATGCGGCTAACGGTGGTGTCGCGCCCGTCCGCTCCGGGACGGCGTTCGGGGTAGCCGTTTTTAATGCTCACGAAGCGAGCCGACTTGATATAATCGACAAAGCAGTCGGAGTGCTTGATATATTCCCGCAGCGAGTTGTCGGGAATGGGCTTGTCACCGCTGCGCCGTGCGCTCTCCTTGTATAGGGTGAAGATACGGCTGGTGTTGAGCAGTAGCATCGTTCGCGGCTTGTCAAAGTGGCGGTCTTGCACAATCTCGCCGTGGAGACGAGTCATGCTGCGAATCTTATAGTCACCGTCCTCCACAAGTTCGCCGTTGTCGCGGAGGAACATGATGGCGCGCCAAAATTGTGCCAACTCATTACTATCTCCGCTCAGATCATTCTGCTGGCGGCAGAGTTTCGCGGACAGCCGGAAGACTTCGTCAAAGGTGAAGGGGAAAGCAAGTTTCCCTTCGACACACTTAAACACGGCGAGCAGTTTGGCCCAGTTTTCAACGATACGGGTTTCTATATTGCCGCCCGCAGCAATGCGAAGTTGGGAAGCCATGTCTCTCATCGCAGACGGGAAGCCTACCTCCACGCGCTTGCGCTGGTCTAAGGCTTCAAGGACGTGGAGCGTACAGCCGTACTTCTGCATCTCCACAAGTTGTTCCATCATGAGCCGTTCTCTATCTGTGAATGTGTCACGCACGAACATAAGGAAGACGCAACGATGGAAGAGGGCGATGTCGGCGGTGGGCATCTCCTGTCCGGTCATGATGACGCCGCTCTTCACACTACTCATCACTCTCTCTTTGAAATCTGCGCCGCCCATCTTGGTGCGCCCGACTCCGTCGTAGGTAGATTTGAGCAGTTCAATGGTCTTCGGGGAAATCTCGTCATTCTTGTACTCGTCAAAGTGAATCATGGCGTTGCTGGAATAGGCGAGTTCGTAGCCAAGAGAAGCCGGGGTCGCCCCTCGGAGGTTAGGTGCTTTGTTGTCGATAGCGAAGAAAGCCATTAACTGGTGACCCATGGTCGTCTTTCCCGTGCCTTTTGGTCCGAATAGGTTGAGAAGCGGAAAACTCATCGTGTGTCCCATGACTATGTCGCGGAAGAGGGAGGCGAGCCAGTAGAGCAAGCCTATCTTACCGTTATCTCCCCAAACTTCACAGAACTTGGCAGTGTATGTCCCGAAGGAGGTGGTGTCAAGGCTCCTGTGTTTGAAGTTTCGTTCCAAAGCGTGCGAACCTTCTGAAGCATCGTCGAAGCATTCCACGTCGGTGTTCGCGCCCGCCGGAATGAAGAAGCAGTGGTCAGGGGCGTTCTCCTCGTCACTCTCTGAGGGGATGCGAACGATTCCGAACTTATCTGCGGCGTGAAATTCGCCGTCCTTATAGACCCCATTAGAGAAGGCATAGAACTTACCCTTGGCATTCCACCCCATTTGCCTCACGACGTCAGCCGTGTCGGTGTTCTCATATAAATAGGTTTTCAACTTAATCATCTCAGATTCTCCTGCCATCCATATATAGTTGCCCAAACTCTCGACACTCTTCCGGAAGCGTTGGAGGGAGTTTAAATCGTCAAGGTTAAGATTCAGCAGCAGTGCTTGTCCTCGGTTGTTTTTGATTTCAAAAAGTCGGCGGGGGTCTTCTGAGGAGCGAATGTGGAAGAGAGGTTGCAGCGTGAAGTTAGACCACTTTTCTTCTCCCTCGTCCGTGAGTCCGTAGTAGCAGCCTTTGTCTTCGACGAAGCCGTACGTCCGCAAGTCAAGCACGTCCTTCTTGCGCTTCGCGTCCTTCTGTGCTTGTCGCGCCCTGAAGATGACGTTTCTCCATCGTTCCTTTCCCTTGTTGAGTTTGGAAAGTTCATCGACAATCATGTCGAGACGGGTGTCGTCAGTGACGAGTGCGGCAAGGTCGGCGATGTCGCGGATGGTCTCTGCCTTGCGGTTAATGTTGGCGTTCTTGTCCCACACCTTCCGGGCGTACCATGTCACATACTCCACCTCCTCGAGGGTCTGCATCATGTGAGCGTCGGTGAAGTAGGAGCCTGGGTCTTGCTTGACGCCTCCTTCTCCGAGGCTGAGTTCACGCACGCTGACGGTCAATCCGCACTCCATCGCGAGACGCCCGGCACGAATCACATAGCCGATGCCAGCCCCGAACCGCTCACCGCGTGAAGGTGGGTCGGCGTCATTGATAAAGCAGACGCCGTTGGCGATGCTTTTGAGGAGGAGAAGTTGCGACTTCGTCCAATTACCGCCCAACGTGGCGCAGCAGTTGAGAATACCCACGGAGTGGAGTTTCATGGCGTCTGCCGCACCTTCCACACAGTACCAAACTCCCGTTCTTCGTGCTTCAAATCGTCCGACGTCCACACCGAACACGATTTGAGACTTGTGGTAGGCGTCCGATTCTTTAGAGTTCACATACTTCGCCTTACTTTCGCCTGTGAGGTCGCGGGCAGTGAACCCAACCACGTGCTGCCCGAGTCCCTCACGAATGGGAATCATCAAACGGTCACGATAAAAATCATAAAGTTGTCCGGTGTTCTCGTTCCTTCCAATGAGCCCGGCTTCAAGCATCAGCGTCAGGTTCTCGCCGTGGCTGCGTGCCCATTGCACGAGTTCTTGACCGTTACCGGGTGCGAATCCTAACCCGCTCTCTTCGGTGTGTTCCTTGCCCCACCGTTGGTGCGCGACACTGAGAGCAGCCTTGGCGGCGGGACTGTCGCCGTGAAGGAGGCTGCGGTAGAACTGAGCGGCGCGTTCGTTTATTCCATAGATGGCTTCCCGCCGCAAACGGTTCTCGCGTTCTGCGTCTGTTTCCGGTTCTTCGTCATAGGCGATGCCGAAGCGCTCGCAGAGGTACTTACAAGCATCAGCAAAGCCGATGGTGCGGTGTCTCATAACGAAGTCGATGACGTTACCGCCCTCCCCGCACGCGCCGAAGCAGTGCCACCGCCCGCGTTCGGGCGACACGTGGAAACTTGCGGTTTTCTCCGAGTGGAAGGGGCAGCAAGCGATGAAGCCGCGTCCCGCTGGTTTGAGTTTGACTCCCGCTTCTGTGACCACCGTGACGATGTCGGCGCGGTCAAGGATGGCGGTTCTCGTTTCAGTACTAATCATGATGTTTTTATTTGAATGTTAAACAAAGGTTGTCAATCTTGTGACCACTCGTCCCACTCCTGGAGCCTTCCTTTCGCGTGCCAATAACGCGCAAGCAGATAGGTGATAGAAGCAATGCCGAAGCCGTGAAGTTTGCAAAATACGGTAAGAGCAAAACTGTCATATTCTGCAGCGATGAGAGTAAAGGCGACGCCTCCGAGAATGAGCAGGAGCGCGAAGCGTGTATTAGTGAGCATCTTTTTCATAATGTTTCTTTTTTGTTTGGTTAAAAACCGCGCCCGGCTCGTTAGCCTAAGCAGCCGCCCAACCGGGCACGGAAATCATGATTAGTGGTTCTGAAGACTCTCTTTGCTGATTCGTACGAGGTTCTTCTCTTCGCCCGTCACGATGTCTCGTATGTCTTCGCGCCGGGCACGGAAGACGATGACGTCCACCTCGGCATCGTCGTTATACATATAACTCACTTTAATGAACCCCGCCTTCTGCAGTTCCTTCTTCACGGCTTCGGGGTCTGAGAAGAATGCGCCCGTGGGAGGAATCATGTATAGCGCAAGGTGGTCGGGGTTCTTCTGCGTCTCGGACAATGCATGGAACTTCGCCGTGTAGGACTCCCCTTTCTTTTCAATGGTAATCTTAAAAGGATTTCGTATCATGTTGTTTTGTTGTTTGAGTGTTCTAAAAAACCGGAAGGAAGGAAACCGCTTCACCGCCTCACGGCGTACTTCGGGGGAGAAACCGAGGACGAGCCTCTTGAGCGAGTCTTGGAAACGGTTCCGATGCCGGCTGATTTATCTGTGCAAAACACGGCTTAAAGACGAATGCGCATTGTCCGACCTCCGCTGAGGTGCGTTACCTGGCCCAACCTTCCCGCCTTCCGGGAATCGCGATTTTTTAATATGTCAAAAGTCGGCAGCGGCGCGCCCTAACTCACATTCCTTTCGGTTCTTCAATCGACGCTTATACGCGCCGCCGCCGTTGTTTGTTCTTGTTATTGGAAAGCCCCACCCCTGTGTGGCTCCGTGTTTTCCTTTCCAATTCTCAAAACTTTGGAAAGTTTTACCCCCGTGTGGCAAGGGTCACCTTGCCATTCAAAATTTCAACCAAGTGGAACACCGCAAAGCGCAGCCGCCTCACGCTGTATGCCGTTGAGGTCGCTCACATAGACGTTGTCCCAACTCTTCACCACCTCTCCCCGCTTCAACAAGTCCACGTGGCTGTTGGTCTTATTTATCTCCACCATCACGTCACCCGGAAAGTACTGACGCATATAGTTGTTAGCGTCATGGATGGTCTCAACGGCTGGCGCAAGTACCAACAGCACTCCCCGATTCTGAAGGGCAGCATAACGAATGCGTCTGCTCTTGGGGCTATCATCCCGGAACGATAGCGCGCGCCATACGCTTTCGCTTGTCGTTCGGAAAGTCTTAACAAGCATTTCTCGCGTCTTCTTATCAACTTCAATTTGTTTTCTTGTCTCCATATCTTTTGCTTTATCAATGGTGTTACGTTACTAATTTTTAGGGCTTTGCCTAAAGCAAATTCTCCCGCTTTTTCTTATATTTGGGCGCGTTGTAATAAATAACAACGCTGCAAAAATACAGACTTCTGTAATATATTCCAAATTTTTCAGCAATAAAAATTCAATTTTCTGTGTTATGAGCGACAAAAAGGATGTATCAAGCAGGTTCATTGAGGCGTTAAACGAACTTCTTAAACGCGGGTTTCTTCGTGACAAAAAGGCTTTTGCTTCATCCGTCGGATGCAGTACTTCCATGATAACGGAGATATCAAAGGGGAGGAGCAATGTTGGCGTTTCTGTCCTACAGAATACTGTACTGAACTTTGGCGTTTCTGCCACATGGCTGCTTGTAGGAACAGGCGAAATGTTCGCCAATGAAGAAAAACAGAAGGGGAAAACGGTGTACTACTCCCCCGTCAGCGGAGTGAACGAGAACATAACGGAGTACACCAACCCCGAGAACAACACCCTCCTCTCCGAACGAGTTTCCCACTTGAAAAAAGAAAATGAAATGCTAACTAGAATCATAGAAGAGAAGGAACGTCTAATCAGCGTCCTCATGAACAAGAACAACTAAAAAGAAGAAACAATGAAAAAGACAGACATCGCGCACGACACTAACCTACCCTACTTCATCCAACGCCACCCGAACGGCTGGGCGTTCTACAACAGATCCTACTGCAACACCATCACCGGAATAGACCAAGGAGCCGACACCGACCCCGCAACCGTGGAGATTCCCACGCACGTCCTCGCAAAACTCAACGGCGGTGGCGAACACATCACCGACTACTCCACCGCCCTCCGAATCTACCTCCATGACGGCAGTCTCGGACTCCACGACGGCATCCTCGGACTCAACTCCGGCGCGTACTTCCTCCGCCTCCTCCTCCTCGCCGACCTCGGCATCGACCCCATCACTCAAAAATGGTTCGTCCCCCTCGCACAAAAAAGTTCTAACATAGACCCCTAAATGTTAGAACTCCCCGCCAAAACTCTCTGAGACTCAGACAGAACCGCCCGCCGAAACTGCTCCCAACGGGACTACGACCCCGATAAAAAGCCGAGCAGTTGTTCCTACTGAATACTGCTCGGCTTTTACTTATCTTTCTGATTTTCAGTAGTTATAAGAGACTCAAAAAAATTGAGTCTTAGAAAATCAAAACTGGAAAAGTTCTAACATTGAGGGGTTGAGACTCAAAATTTTTGAGTCGGTTTTTAAAATGTTAGAACTTTCTTGTATAATTATTTAGAAATCATGTATTTATAAGAAACAAAGTGCGAAAATTAAGGACGAAAACGCAAAAAACAAGAACGAAAAAGAAAAATGAAATATGAGAAATGCAATTATAGAAGTCGTGTTTGACCGCAATAAGCGGGCGGCGACGTACGGAAGTGGAAGCGTGGAAGTTCGGTTCTTCTTCGGAGGAAAGCAGACGTACTTCTCGACGGGGGTGTTGGTTGCGCCGAAGTATTGGAAGAACGGGAGGGTGACGAGACACCGGGAAGCGGCTGCGATGAACGAGACGATAGAGATTATGCTGATGAGGGTGC